CAAAAATTGGCGGAGTTCCTGGTGCGTTAGTTGGTGAAAATATAGGCGAAAAAATATCTAGCAAGTTTTACAAAACTAAACAAGGTAAATTGCTTGAAAAAGAAATAAAATATAATAAACTTTCAGATATAGGAAAATAAAATGGCAGTCAATCTATCACCCATAGGCAACGGAGTTAGCTTTTTAGGCGTTACAGGCCTACCACTATCAGGTGGCAAGTTATATAGCTATCAAGCTGGCTCATCTACACCGTTAGCTACATACACAACTGTTAGTGGAACAATAGCTAATGCTAATCCAATTATATTAGGAACTGATGGTAGAGCGCCTAATGAGATTTGGCTAACTTTTGGATATAACTACAAATTTATTTTACAAGACTCAGCTGGCGGAACAATTGCTACTTACGATGACATCTACGGTATTTTAGGAACTATTCCTGCGGCTTCATCTACATTACCTACAGGCATGATTCTTTTATGGTCAGGTTCAATTGGTTCTATTCCTGCTGGTTATTTATTATGTGACGGAACAAACTCAACACCTGATCTTCGCAATCGTTTTATTGTTGGTGCTGGTTCTACATATTCAGTTAATCAAACAGGTGGTAGTGCAGATGCAATAGTGGTATCTCATAACCATACTGCAACTTCAACTGTTACTGATCCAGGCCACACTCATGGATTACAAAATTTAGGCTCTGCTCAAGCAGGCGATGACAATGGTGGCGCACCTATATCAGCTTCAACAGGATATTCAACAGGTAGAAGTTTATCACCAACAAATTCTGCAACAACAAGCATTACTGTTGCTACAACAACAGCCACATCAGGCACAAGTGGAACAGGTGCTAACCTTCCTCCGTATTATGCACTTTGTTACATTATGAAGAGTTAATTATGGTTAAACATTCACTTACAGAAGTAGATAGTCGTTTAAGCGTTCACGAAGAAGTATGCGCTTTAAGATATGAAGAAATTGGCGCAAGACTAAAGCGTTTAGAAAGTATCTTAATGGCAAGCGCAGGCGCTATTATTATTTTATTATTAAGCATAGTTTTAAAATAATGGATTTATCTAAATTAACCAGCATGATGTTTCCTGTAATAGTTTCTGCTATTGCATGGATGCTTTCATCATTATCAGGTATGCAAGCTGATCTTATTGATATTAAGTCTAAAATGCCTGCGCTTATAACTGCTCAAGGCGTGCCAACTGATAGCCCTATATCAGCAGAAGCAAGAGCAAAACTTAAAGAAGAAATTAGAACACAAATGGGTGAACTTAATGTTCGTATTCGTATTCTTGAAGAACACGATATGCAAAGGAAAGGAAAATAATGTTTACGTTACTTGGATCATTGCTTGGATTTGGTAGCTCTGCGTTACCATCTATATTAAATTTTTTCCAACAAAAAGGCGATCAAAAGCATGAGCGTGAAATGGCTCAATTACAAATTGATCGTGAGCTTGCAATGGCTGAAAAAGGATTTGCTTCACAAGAAAAAATTGAAGCTATCAAGTTAGAAGAAGTTCAAGTTCAATCTCAAGCAGACGAAATGACAGCTTTATATGCCAATGATTCTAAATTAAGTGAAGGTGCTGCACCATGGGTTGTTACTGCAAGAGCTGCTGTAAGACCTGTAATATCATTAGGATTATTTGGTATATTTGTATTTGTTGAAATTGGTGGATTTATTTACGCATGGGTGCATGGTGTAGACTTTAGCACAGCATTAAATGTTATATGGGATGATGATACTCAACAAATTTGGGCAGCCATTATTATGTTTCACTTTGGTAGTCGAGCATTTAATAAGAAATGATAACGTCACAACGTGGCATCGCTCTTATCAAACATTACGAAGGCGTGCGTGTTAGGCCTTATCGTTGCCCAGCAGGGTTGTGGACTGTTGGTGTCGGACACCTCATTGGTGATGGTAAACAACTCCCTGATGGTTACAACAAAACTTTCACAACCGCAGAAGTAGATGCACTATTAAGATTAGATTTAAAAAGATTTGAAATAGGCGTCACTAAATTACTTCCTAATGTTAAACTTACACCAGGCGAATTTTCTTGTTGCGTGAGCTTTAGTTTTAACCATGGATTAGGATTATTCCAAAGAAGCACGTTTCGCCAAGCAGTTATTCGTGGTGATAAAGAAGCTGCCATGGAGTCTTTATTGAAATATTGTAAAGCTAGAGTTAAAGGTGTATTAACAGAATTAAAAGGCCTTAAAAATAGAAGGCTAGATGAAAAACAATTATTTTTATATGGATAGGAAAAACAATGGCAACTAAAATGAAACTTGAAGAATTAAAACCTTCTATTAGACATGAAAAAAAAGAATACGTTGTTGAGCGTCAAATCAAAGAGCTAAAGCAAGAATTTAAAGCTCATATTAAAGCGCCAATGTCTAAAGCACACCCTAAAAAATAGTGGATGACTTTGCTTTTGTTTGTGTGTCGTTTGTCACTACTATGTGCCTTCTTTGCATTGTTAGCATGCCTTTACGTTTCATTCTAGAATACGTTATTTGCTATTGGTAAATAAAAAAAGGGGCATTTTAAGCCCCTTAATTTAATAGCAATCTGTAACAATAATCATTACTTATTCATTACATACATTGTAACTTCGAAACCGAAACGCATTTCAGTAGCAGCTGGAGTTGTCCACATAGTATTTATCCTTTATCTGTAACAAGCAAAATTACTTGTTACGCAAATTATGGTCTTTTTGCAAGACAAAGCCATCAAGAAAATCATTATTTCTTATTAAGTCGTTCAGATACTAAAGTGGCATAGCCAGCAATATCATCCCAATGATCTTTGTAATTAGGATTGCCATAAAGAATTCTACTTAATTTAACTAAAATCATGTGGATTGCTTCTTTCTGATCCGCTTCTAAATCATTCCAAGCATTTTTGCTAATAATATCTTGAACTTTCTCAATAAAGCGTGATTTAGCCATAAAATCACCATGAGTTTCTTCACGTTCTACTAATATAGGGTTATTTCGCATTTTAAAGCCTCTTGGGATCGAAACCGTAAATTGTGGATATTTGGTCAGCCAACTTATAAAAAGCTTTGCCATGGGCATCCCAATGCTTATAACCTTTGTTATAAAGGGTTAGGTGACACATTTCATGCAATAAAGTTTCAGAAATCGTAGAATAATGTAAACAACGGCCTTTTGAAATTTCAATAGTTAGATGAGGGTCGCAGTTAAAATAACCGTAGGCCGTTATGTCATTAATAATTTTAAACTTTATTTTTCTAGCGGTGGGCAATTCGTAGCGATCAAAAGGTGGCATAAGTCTAAACGCTGAATAAAGGGCTGCAATATATTTAGCGCTTAATAATGTCATTTTTAACCTTTCCAGCTTACCCATTCTGATTTATCCGAATTTTCAAACGATACATCCACATTGACAGGCATTGAGAAAGTAATGCCATGATAAGGATGCGTTATCCATAAAGCTTGCCTTGGTGGTTCAAATCCAAAGTTATTGCTATAGGCATATTCACAATACCCTTTTAGTGATCCGTTTACAATAAGTCTTTCTAATTGTATTAATTGGTGAAAGTGGCCGATTATCATAGTATCGTATTCCATATCAATTTGGGCGTTTCTAGACCGCTTTTTATGGTCACCACGAATAATAGGCCCTAAAGCACCAATTACTCCGTCACCGCCTCTAAACTGATCGCCATGGGTTAATAGGTATTTATGGTTGTAAATAGCATATAAAGCGTCAGGGCCGTCAGGTATATGAAAAGACACTCGGCTATCGGTTTCAAAATGTTTAGCTAAAAATTGATAGGTTAGCCAATCAAAAGAAGTAAAGTTACGGCCTTTGTTTCTAATCTTATGAGTATTACGGCCATGGTTACCGCCTACGCATGGCACAAATACTTTGCCAAAATGATCTGCCAATGTGGATATGCACCAAATCAACACGCCAAACAAGTCTATAACTACAGGCATAATCTCTGCGTCATTGGTGGCCATCAACTCTTCATGGATATCACCCGACACCATATCACCGCCTAAAGCAAATACGATGCCTGGATATTTAGGGTTGACCATGTGATTGTTTAATAGATCAATAGCCACTTCAATCATTTTTTTAGCTCGTTTATGAGCTATCTTCATATTATAAGAATTGACATTATTAACTTGGTTAGGATCTACGTTCTCACCCCAATGCCAATCCGATGCAAACAATGTAGGAACGCCTGGCGCTGATTTACTTGCGCTAGGTTTAGATAGCCAGCTAGGTGGTGAAGCTTTCTTTTCAGCCATTTTAAGAATTTTAGTCTTAACATAATTCTCATTTAATACGTCACGATTGAATGAAGCTATCTGCGCTTCAAGGGTTCGTATTTTATCTTTGAGGGCTACTTCAGGTGGGATATTGGTGAGCTGTGGTTTAGCGTTTTCTACATCAGATTCCATGCCAGCTAATTTGGCTGCTCTTATTCTGCCTTGAAAACAAGCTCTTTTAAGGCCTAACATTTCTGCTGCTTTTGACTCACTTCCGTTGCATTTTTTAAAAGCTTCAACCGCCTCCAACAACTGTTCTTTTGTTAATGACATATATGAGTCCCAAATAGTAATTCAAGTGTAAAAAAAACGCCGATAAATAAACCAGCGCATCCGCCAATCATTAAAACTTTGACTACTATATCAAATAATTTCATTTATGTTTAACTTCAATGAATTGCACGTCTTTAAGCAAGTTATTATTGCCGTCAAATATTAACTTAATATTACAGTTTCTTTTTCTTTCTTTAGTGTTAGCAGATATAAAACTTGCATATCCTTTTTTGCCTCGATAGACATAATAATCCAATATGACGTCAGGCTTTGGTTGTTGTAGTTTTTTTGAATCCAATACGGATTGAACATCAAATCCATTTAGCTGTTTGGCAAATAACTCAATATTGAGCATATTTTGTTTCCTCCTGTTTATAAAAAATCATGCGTGACCATTTAACAGTCTTTTTAAGTTTGAACCATGATTGAGGTTTGGTGATTGAATCATCGTGAAAGTTAGTTGCGCCATAAGAATAGTCAGGCTCTAACTTGTGCATAATGCGATATGCAAGATCAAGAAAGTAAGGTTTGATTTCTTTGCGTTCAGGTGGTTTTACTTTTCCATACCAAGTAAATTGATAAGGTTTTTTCATTTCAATACACACCTGTTTTGGATCAAAGTCGGCTCTTCTCATTAATACATAGCCAACTCCTATTTGTGCTTCTTTGCGTTCTAGACTGCTTTCCATGTAAATGGTTTGCGCTAAACATAGCAAGGCTTGGTCGATCATAAATGACCCCCCTGTGTTATTGCCAATAGGTATTATACCATTTATCAATTTAAACTCGGTTTTCCATGAGTTTAGTTTCATGTGCGACCTCTTCTAAAAATGTTTTAATTTCATTTTCCATTTCATCGATAAAGGATGCGTCACGTTGTAACCTAGCTATAAAATATTGACTACCTTCAGGCATACGGCTATCAAAAGAAAAGAAATCGCACCATTCAGCACCTGTGCAAGCCATTTGAGCCATCATTTGAATTTTATATTTAGTTGGTGGTTCGCCAGCTTTAATATAAGCCCAATGCGTAGCGCTGTTAGGATTCTTAATTTCCAAAAGGTTATATGTGCCGTCATTGTTTCTAATAATGCCGTCAGGTGAACAACCAAACCATTCAATTGTTTTATGCTTTACAAAAGAAAGTTCCTCAACAAAAGTTTTAGTAATTTGCTGGTATTTTTCTCGTGCTTTTGGTTCTTCCTCAGTCCCACGAATCATTGCGTCATTTTTAAATGTTTCTTCAATAACACCTGTGACTCTTTGAATAGCCAACTCAATTAAATAATTTTGCCGACTAGCGCTTGGGCCTGTTTTGGTTTTAGCCATAATATCTGCAACTTTTGACGCTGTTACAAAACCTCGTCTAAGCTCCAGCCATTCCTTGCTGCCCTGAATAATGTCAGTCATTGTTAGCCTCCAACTTATATTCAGCTACCACACAAACTTCTTTAAATCTATTCTTAACTTTTTTGTTTGCGGTTGTTATGGCATAACCTTTTTTGCGTAAGTTAAAAACAGTATCGGCTAAACGATAAATGCCTAATTGAGTCCATGCTTTTAGTGGATCAATCTTGCCATGCTTTTCTAAATACTCTGTTAAACGTTCTTGCTGATTCATACTATGCCTCCAATTCATTTTTACGATCAGTTAAATAAGTCTTTAATTTTCCTAAAGACACCTTGTCAAACTTTGTTGAAGCTTCTTTGTAGATACCCATTAATTCATCAACGGAATCTGCTTTGTTGATTTCTTTGATAACGTTTTCAATATCATTTTGTGAAGCTGGCTCTTCTTCAGGCAAATCAGACCCACTATAAATATATAAACCAATACCAAAACAAGCAATACATTTTGCAAGACATCTCATAGCGCTATCTGAAATTTTACGAGAATCAGGATTTTTAATAGCTTGATTACGATGATCCATAACAGGTAGTTGCATTTTCATAGTTTTGCCAAGAGCTGTAACATTGCAATAAACCATCATAGTATCGTTGTAAGTTTTTGGTTCAGGAAATTCCCATGTTGCCATAGGATCGTGTTGAAGTAATGTATCAACGGCATAACTCCAAGAAAGGTAAGTTAGTGATCCTTTTTTGTCCGTATGCTCATTAACATTAATTTTTCTTAATTCATTATATGTAGTCATTTAATGCCTTTCGCTAGTTGAAGTGATTTTCTAAAGGTAAAGCCCTTGCAATATAAAAAAATAACATTTCGGATGTATTTAATCATTATATGAAGTCCCTATGTGAGTGACCCATGTCATACATTTCGTCAAAAGGGCCTTGATATACATTAGCCTCTTGGAACTTTTTTTCTGTAATATCCATCGCCTTCTCAAAGAAAGCATTACTTAATGACTTGGCAAATATATTGACGCTTATCATATCGCCACGTTGATTAGCCCAATATAAAGCACGAATCGTGCCAGCTATCTGATCTGTGTCCATTGAGTTAAAAACTTCTAATGGATCGGTGTCAATTAAATCTTCTGCAAATTCTTGATGAATAGTCATGTTAGCCTCCAAAGTGTTTAGAAAGGATTGGTAATAAGAAATAGAGCCATAAAGCTCCATATAGATATATTGATAAAACAATAATTAGCATGCCTTTAATTTTCATACTGCCTCCATAAGATTAAAAGTTTTTTTACCATTTAATAAACCGCCTGCTACAAATCCTAATTTTTTATTTAACTCATAAAATTTTTGTAAATTCTTTTGCATCAGAATTCGTGTTGATTCATTTTCAAATTCTGTATCTGTAATCTTGCGAGCCTTTTCAAATTCATTATTTACAGCAATCATAATTGATGCAATCTGATTTTGATCTAAGGTTATTTTTATTGTTTCCATTTTTGAATCCTCCATAAATTTAAAAACTTCCCTTGCATTATTAAACGAATAGATTTATATTGCAAGCACTATTTAAACATTTATGTTAAATGATTTTAGATAATAAATTTAAAAAGGATTATAGTATGCCTATGACAGATAAAGAAATCATTGAGTTTTATGGGGGTGGCACGAAACTTGCTAGGAAGCTTGGGTTACTTACTCACCATGACAGAATCAAAGTAAACCTTTGGAAAAGTAGAGGTATTCCAGCAAAAATTAAGCTTCAATACCCTGAAATCTTCCTAAAACGCAAATTTAAGGACTAAAAATGGCAAGAGCTAGAAATATTAAGCCTGGATTCTTTCAAAACGAAGAATTAGCTGAATTAGAACCAATAGACAGGTTGGCTTTTATAGCTTTGTGGACAGTATGTGATTATAAGGGTTGTTTAGAATACAGACCCAAAAGATTAAAAATACAGCTTTTACCTTACGATGAGATAGATATTGAAAAAACTGTTGTTAGGCTTGAAAAAGCTGGGTTTGTTCAAGTTTATAAAATAGAGAATGAAAGCTTTATTAAGATCATTAATTTTGAGAAACATCAGAACCCACATAAGAATGAAAGAGAAGCTGGTAGCGATATTCCTGACATAGACGGAACAAAGTCCGATATAATCGGAACTACTCGTGCTGATTCCCTCTTACTGATTCCTGATTCCCTATTACTGATTCCTGAAGATGGCTTTAACGAGTTTTGGAATATATTTCCTCGAAAGACAAAAAAGGAAGATGCAAGGAAAGCATGGAAACAAAACAAACCAAATATCGATTTAGTTTTAAAAGCATTGGAATGGCAGATGAGAAGTAAAGATTGGGTTAAAGATGACGGAAAATGGATACCCTATCCAGCAACATGGATTAGGGCGCACCAATGGGAAGATGAGCAACCAATTGAAGGGAGTCCGTTTTGATAGAAACAGTTGAAGAAATGAAAGCATTTAAATCTATGCTTAATAGTTTGACATCTATTTACTCAAGACCTGAACTTGATCGTGAAACTTTAAGAGTTTGGTGGATGAAACTTGATGAATACGATTTTAGTGTTGTAAGCAAAGCTTTTGATAGCTGGGTTGATAAAAATAAATTTATGCCAACAATATTTGACATAGTTTCTTTATGTAAATTGTCCAAGCCTAAAGAATATATAAAAATGCTACCAAGAAATCCAACTCCGTATCAGATTGAACATAACAAAGAAAAGGCAAAAGAATTAATGGCAAAAGTAGTATTGAAACCAACTGATCCTAAAGCTTGGGCTAAAAGAATATTAGAACGTCAAGCAAAAGGTGAATACAGATTTGAACTTGGAGTTAAGTTTGCCAGGGAAGCATTAAGAGTTAAATGAATTGTGAGTATTGCAATAAAAATCGTGGCCGCTTTAATTTTAATAACGAGTGTTGTTGGGTGCGTTGGCTACGAAGCGCCTTTAAACCACACGCAAGATCAATGCTAGAACGGTATGAAAAGAAACATGGTCGAGCATCGATGTTAGAACTTATCAGAAAGGTGAAACATGAAACGCTTTAGTGTAATTATTGAAGTTGAAATAGACGAGAAGAAATATAATGAAGTTGAATCATGGGGTGTAGAGCCTTCTGATTATGTTTGCTCTGTTATTGCGGATCATGCAAAAGACAGAGGCTTTCTTATGAAAACTTCTGTGACGGAAGTGGAGCGCAGTCTATACAATAGATTAAGAATTGCAGCTGATGACTTTATTGGCAAAGATGCAATTGCAGATATTGAAGAAGCTGCATTAGCAAACGCAAGATGTTTAAATGGTAAATGCGAGGATTAATGTTTAATTATTTAATTATTGATGACTTTGGTGAAGCAATACGAAAGTTTAGAACAAAACATGAAGCTTTGTTTTATGTTTTAAATAAACCCAATCACGTTATTAAACGTTTACCAAAAGCACCAAAAGAAAATGTATTTGATTTAATTAAAGCAGAACCGTTATTTTAGGAGGTGTTATGGCACACGAAGCAGGAAAAGGCGATATGTATAGATCAGTCGATCAAAAAAAGTTTGATGAAAACTTTGAGCGCATATTTGGAGTTAAAGAGAAAAAAATTGACTACATATATGAATTACATCCATCAACAGGTGAGGTTATAAAAAAATATGTTACTAAATAGCTTTTACGGAACTAATCTTCCTATTACCACAAAAGATATTGAGTTTGTAGAAAAAAGAAATATTAAAGTTCAAGAATTAAAAAGACAAATGGGTAATAAATATATATTATCTAATGTCATATCAATTCACAACAGAGGAGAGCAGCATGGCATCAGTAAATAAAGTAATCGTATTAGGCAATCTTGGTAAAGACCCTGAGTTAAGACATTTACCAAATGGTGACGCAGTTTGTAATTTTAGTTTGGCTACAACTGAATCATGGAAAGACAAAGAAGGAAATAAGCAAGACAAGACCGAGTGGCATAACGTGGTTATATTTAGAAAGCTTGCAGAGATAGCAGGTGAGTATTTAAAAAAAGGTCGCCCTGTGTATATTGAAGGCAGACTTCAAACTCGTAAATGGCAAGACAAAGAAGGAAAGGATCGTTACACCACAGAAATCGTTGCAGACCAAATGCAAATGTTAGGCAGTCGTGAAGAAGCAAAAGAAGTTGCTAAAACACCTGCGCCAGCTAACTTCGATGACATGGAATCAGACATTCCTTTTTAAATTATGCAAGATGATTTTGACAGAGCCAGCGATTTAGAACAACACGATAGAGATGAAGCTATTAAACATATTAGAGATCATCAAAAAACTATTGAATCAAACGGCTCTTGTCTAAATTGTCACGAACCTTCTATTAAACGCTTTTGCGATATAGATTGTCGCAATGATTACGAGAAACGACACCATGAGAACAGAATACCTAGCTAAAACTATTCGTCTTGTTGGAAAAACACAAATAGATACAGCAATCAATGCAATACAAAATGCACCTATAGATATTGAACGGCCACTTGAAGTTATTATTCGTGAAGAGCAAAAGGGCAGATCATTAAGCGCTAATGCTTTGATGTGGGCAGGCCCATTAAACGATATAGCTACACAAGCATGGGTGCATGGCAAACAATATTCAGCTTTGATATGGCACGAATACTTTAAAGAAAAATTTTTGCCTGACTTTCCTGACCCTAAACAAGTTAAAGAAGGTTACATGAAATATGAGGAAACGCCTGACGGCAGACGAGTGCTAACAGGATCAACCAATAAACTTACCAAGCATGGCTTTAGTTTATACATGGAACAAATATATGCTTACGGTGCAGAATTGGGAGTAAGATTTAGTGAAGCCGATCAAGCCCAAGAAGTGTAAGGTTTGCAAGGTAGAATTTACGCCAAACAAACCACTCCAACAAGTATGTGGATTTGAATGTGCATTAGAGTTAGCTAAAGACAAAAGAATTAAAACCGTTAAAAAAGAAGTTAAAGAAGCCAAGTTAAAACTAAAGAGCCGATCCGATTGGTTAAAAGATACACAAGTAACATTCAATAAATATATTAGGTTAAGGGATCAAGATGACGGTTGTATTAGTTGTGGGTCAAAGAGTGCCTTCTCATATCATGCAGGCCATTACAGAAGCATTGGAAGTGCAGGACACCTTCGATTTAACGAGCTTAACTGTCACCGACAATGCTCGGCCTGTAACACCCATTTATCTGGTAATCTCATCCGATACAGAAGCGGACTTATTAGAAAAATTGGAATACACGCTGTTGAAGCACTCGAATCTGATAACGACACAATAAAGATTGGTATAGAAGAAATAAAGCTACTCAAGGCTCATTTTTCTGCTAAAATAAAAGCTCACGAGTCTAAATAGCTTGTGAAAATTTAGCTAAATTTAAGATTAAAATAAGGAACATATCATGGGTATGAAAGATAAAGAAAAATATACACCAGGTGCATCAGGTGAGAAAATGCCTAAAGGCGTTCTAGCTTCTGATAAAACAGGTGAAAGAAAAGAATCAGTAAAAGGTGGCGTTGGTATGGGTATGAAAGACGCTGTTGGTGCTGATAAGCTATTCAAAGGTGGTAGCTCAGAAAAAGTTTGCTACGATCACAAAAGAAATACTTACGCTAAATAAGGTAATTAAACGAAAACCCAACCAGTCTTAGGCTGATTGGGAATTCTAACCAAGTAATAATGGAGGTTTATTAAGTGGCTACATCAAATTCTACAGATAGTTGTTTGTCTTGTAAATTCTTTATTACAGGCGGAAAACTTGGCGCTTGTCACAGATACCCACAATCACTTACTAAATCACCTAGCGAATGGTGCGGTGAATTCCTTTTTGCTAATGTAGCAAGAACTAAAGACGAAGTAGTGCCTGAACCTATTATTAGTAATCTATTAGAGTCCAAGCCTATTCAAATTGAAAACAAACCTAAAAGGATTAAGAAATGATTAGACCCTTTGCAGACAAGATTTTAGTAAGACCTATTGAGCGTGAAGCAAAGTCAGCTATACCTGGCTTTATATACCATGAGGAATACAATACAGGCGAAGTTGTAGCAGTTGGGCCTGGTAAAAAGATAAAAGAAGGCAAATATGATATTATGCCTGTATCTGTAGGCGACCGAATTAGATTTGGCGTTATGGGTAAAGACGAATATCTTAAATTTCAACCTGTCATGGATAACGGTGAGAAGTTCTTACTTATGTCATGGCAAGATGTAGCATTTATTGAGGAGCAAGAAGATGGCAGCTAAACCAGGTCTTTACGCAAACATCCATGCTAAACAAGAAAGAATTAAGCATGGCAGCAAAGAAACTATGAGAAAGCCAGGCACTAAAGGCGCACCAACGGCTGAAGCATTTAAACAATCAGCAAAGACAGCAAAAAAACCAGGAAAGTAATTTATTAATTAATTAAGGAGCATATCATGGCCATTAAGTTGGAACTTGAAATCAAAGAAGCAGAATTAGTAGTAGCAGGTCTATACAAACTTCCAATGGAAGTAGCAGAGCAAATCGTAGTAAAGATTAAGACTCAAGCTATTCCACAAATAGCAGAGCAACAAGAGGCTGAAAAAGCTAAAGTTGAGGATACTGCTAAAGCTGATCCATTGCCTGAAGAACCACAGGTATAATATAATTTAATCAATTAGTTAATTATTGACCCAATTATGGCAGGCGCACCTTTCGGAAATCAAAATGGAGTTAAGGCTAAATTGTTCTATGATGCCTTACGCAAGCACATTGTTCAGAACCCTGACAAGCTTCCTTCAATCGTTGAAGGCTTAGTTGAAGCAGCAGTTGCTCGTGAGCCATGGGCGGTTAAAGAGGTAGTTGATCGCTTGGATGGCAAAGCTGTTCAATTCCAAGAGATTAGTGGCGCAGATGGTAGTCCGTTATTGACAGGGATAGAAGTAACTTTTGTAAAACCTAGTGAATGACCAACAATTAAATGAAGCTATAGGGAAGGTTCAATTCCCTGCAAAGCTTGAATGTCTATTT